AACACAAAACGAACAGTTAATAGCTTTCAAGGGGCATATTACAGGAATTAAAAGAGAAATAAGAATACTTAGTACATCAATGTATAAACTAGAAAAAAAGGTAGAGAACCTTTACTGGTCTATATTAGTTGCTACTGGAAGTTTATCTTTGGCTTTGATTACAATATTTCTTGCTAAGTAAAACAAATACAACTAATAGGTAGTCTATGGACACTAGAAGGATTCTGATTATTTCAGATTTGCACCTACCATATCATAGAGAAGATTCTTTTGACTTTTTAAAAGAGTTAAAAAAACAATATAAGCCAACATTCGTAATGTCTATAGGTGATTTGCTAGACCACCACGCATTATCATTTCATGATTCAAACCCAGATTTATTTTCTGCTGGACACGAATTAGCTAAAGCAAAAGATTATGTAAAAGAATTAGAATCAATATTTCCTGAATTAATTGAAATAGATTCTAACCATTCATCAATGGTTTATAGACGAGCATTAAAACATGGTATGCCTAGAGCTTATTTAAAAGAATATGGAGAATTTTTAGGAACTAAAAAATGGAAATGGATTGATGATTTAACAATTACTTTACCTAATAAACAAAGATGCTTATTTACTCATGGTCGTTCTGCTGATGTTTTAAAAGTTTCTCAAACAAATGGAATGAATTGTGTGCAGGGACATTTTCATACAAAACTTAAAATTGAATACTGGGCGAATCCAGATAACTTATTTTGGGGTATGCAAGTAGGTTGTTTAATAGATCAAAAGTCTTTAGCTTTTGAATATGCTAAGAATTTTAAAACTAGATTTATAATAGGAACTGGTTTAATAATAGACTCACAACCGAAGTTAGCACCTTGTGTTTTAAATAGAGATGGCAAATGGATAGGCAAGTTAGTTTAAAAGAATTACTATTTAGCGAAACAGCTATAAGACTAAATATTGATAACACTCCAACTGACCAAATCTTAATTAATTTACAAACATTGATCTACGAAGTTATAGAACCAATCATAAATCAATTTGGCGACATTAAAATAACTTCTGGTTATCGTTCTCCTGAATTATGCAAAGCCATAGGAAGTTCTACAACATCACAACACACTCTTGGTCAAGCTGTTGATTGTGAGGTTCTAGGAGTGCCTAATAAAGACTTAGCTGATTGGGTAGTTAAAAATTTAACTTACGATCAAGTAATTTTAGAGTTTTGGAAACCAGAAGAAATAAACTCTGGTTGGGTCCATATCTCTTATAACAAATTAAATAATCGTAAAATGTATTTAAGAGCTTACAAAGCTAATGGAAGAACAGTCTATGAAGTCTTATAAGAAACAAATTGGTGGAAACCACTATAAGAAATACAAGATTCAACCTATTGAATTTATAGTTAAAAATAATATTGGCTTTGTGGAAGGAAATATCATAAAATATATTTTAAGGTTTAAAGACAAGGGTGGTGTTCAAGACTTATTAAAAGCCAAACACTATATAGAATTGCTTATAGATTCTACTAAAAGCAAATAATATCGTTTAAACTGATTTAGACGCATTTTTAGGCATAGTGGCTTAGGAATGAGTATAACCTTATAAAAACCTTAAATATTAAAAAAAAGGGGTAATTTGACGGTTTAAACATTATAAAAAGGAACAAATAGAGAACATTATGCAGATAGTTAAAATAGATAGTGATTTTACACCAGAAACCCATACTATTGGTGCAGAATCAGCACAATCAGGTGCAATTATAACTGGTTCAGGAATTGTAAGAATTGCAGTTAGAGGCACACACGCACATATTAAAATAGGTTACAATCCAACAGCAACCTCAGAAGATACACTTATGCCACAAAATACAGTTGAATATTTTCAAATACGATCTGGTCAGCAAGTGGCATTTATTAAATCAGGAGATGGTACTGGTGAAATAAATTTTACAGCAATAGATTAAGATGTGGTGGAATATCATACCAACAGTAGTTAAAACTGGTGCTGAGATTTATAAAAATCATAAGCAATCAGAATTATTAGAATCTGAAGCTGAACGCAGATATTATGAGCGTATGGCAAAGGGTGAAATAGAGTATCAAAGAGATGTTTCTGACCAACAAGACAAAACTTGGAAAGATGAATTTGTTTTGATTGTGGTATGTATTCCAATTATTGTATTATCTTATGCAATTATAAGTGATGATATTAATATTAAATCTAAATTAGATTTATTCTTTGATTATTTTGGAAAATTTCCTAGTTGGTATCAATGGTTGATTGTAGGTATCTTTGGTGCAATCTATGGACTTAAACCTACTCTAGATATCTTTAAAAAATGAATTGCTATTTAGTAACCTATGCTATCACATTTGTTAAAAACAATTCTGATAGTTTGGTTGATGATATTGCTTATGTTCGTTTTTTTGATTCAAATACTTTTCCTAATTCCAATAATTTTTTGGCATCACTTAAACTTGCTAAAAAAGTAAGAATTACTGGAGTAGAGTGGGAATATGAAATTGTGAATTTTGATGATGAAATTGATTGTGAAATTTCCAACACTTACCACTAAATTGGTATCAGATAATATTCTATACCATCATTCCAAGATTGAATTTTTGATTGTGGCAATAATCTTAATATTTGATCTACTGATTTAAAACGAACACCATCTTTAAAACAAAAGGCAATCGTATATTGTGTAAATTTATTATCACAAAACATTTGACTAAAAGTAATATACTTCTTTAGATCTTTTAATTTAATTTTGTTACTGGCTTTGACTTCAACGAAGAATTGTTGTTGTTTGGGAGCTTCTTTTTTGGAATAAACAAAGTAATCAGGCATCGCAGACAATAAACCAAGTTTATTAAAAAAAGGAATAGGGGAATTAGCAAAATCAGAATCATCATTAAAAAGAAGTTTTTTATAATGAAAAGATTTAGACTTGCAATATTCTTCAAACCTTTGTTCTGCGAAGTCAATATAGTTTGAAACTCGTTCTTCATATTTAAGTTCATTTAGTTTTCCTTCTGGTTGTATTGTTTTCATCTACTTAACTCACGATTAGTTACTAACCAACTTCTGTATAAATCTACCCAGCTTTGTAAGTTAGCATATTTTGATTTGGCTTTAGAATAATCTCGTTCAGCTTCACAAAATCCCTCAATATGAGTATTGTATTCTTTAGTACACATAGCTCTTTTTTCTGCCTCTACCATAGAGCAATTACTAATAGTTTTTTCATTAACAGTTAATTGAGCCAAAATAATTTTCTTATGTTCTTCTAATCTTCTAAAATTATAAAGTGCTTGGCACATATCATCAGCATATTTATCAAGCTGATCTCTTATGTCGTCTGGGTTTCTTAAGGCAAAGTCCTGCATATCCCTCCTTTTCGTTTTATAGTTGTGTTACTAACCTAAGCTAGTAATTCTTCAAATTTCAAAACCACTTTTGTTTCTAAAGCATCTTTAAGTCTTTTTGCCTTTTCCATTTTATGCTTTAGTTCAAAATATTTCATAGATACTCTATGATGCCTATCCCTTAAGTTTTGAACTTGATGTTTTATTTTCTCCATCAATTTTTTTTATTCTTGTTGATTTGAATTTGATTCCAGTTATTTCTAAATCAACAAATTTGCCTTTCTCTTGTGTAAGTGCCTCTTGTTCATTATTGAACTCCTCTTTATAAATACCAGTAAATTCTAAATATTTATAACGCACTATCATTTTAATTTTATATATTAAATTTACACAAATAACAATGGGCAGAGTGGCAAAGCCAAAGGGAATTTGGGGGAAAATCTTTGCCACTCAAAAAATTATTTAAAAGTTATGTTTATAGACAAGTTTCATATCTTTTATAAAACTGTCTATTGCTTCCTTATTACACTCTAAACCTTTTGATTCAAGTGCAGATTTACACATAGCCATTACAAACATATATTCATCTTTATTAAAAGATTTAATAGGTTCAACAGTTAATGTAGCACCTAATTCATTAGCAACATTTTGTGCCTCAAATTCCTCTACATTAAAGCTAGTATCTGGTTGAATGTTCTCTTTAAGTTCTTGTATTTTTAAAGTGTTGTTTTCTGATGCCACAAAATTAAATGCTTTATCAGCACCTTGTGGAGACCAAATAGTATAAGCAAAAGAAACTTTTTTACCCTCTTTAATAAATTCAGGTATGTATTTCCCTTTGATTATAAATATTTCATCACCGATATAGAACTTATGATTAACCTTATCATTAGGTAAAGGTTTACCAGTTTTATCATTATAATTATGATAAACTTTACTTATTACTCCTTGTTTGTGTGCCATTTACTTCTCCTTCTTGTTGTTTAAAAAGCGATGCAATTTTAGGCAAGAGATCGCAACATCTTGCATTTCACTATTTATTGGAAATTCTGCTATGTTAAGTTTTCCTTGTTTAGTACAATTAACAATAACACCTTTATTAATTTTTATATCTAGCTGTTCCTCTAAAGCCATAACATACAGATAAAGCTGAACATAATAACTTTCTCTTATTCCAGAACTTGTTTTCCAATCATAAATTATATACTCATTATTTTTCTTAAATAGAGCATCTAAAGTTCCAGTATATTTATGAATACGAGATAAAACTTTAGTTTCAGTAAAAACTAATTCTAAACCTTTTTGTAAGTCATACCACTCTTTAAATTTATTAAATGATTTTTTCATTAAATCATTATGAATTTCTGGAATGGTTTTATTATGAATATAATTCTCAATCATATCGTGAACTTGACTTCCAACATGACCAGCTTGATTCATATTAGAGTTTGCCGCTTTTTTAATTCTGTCAGCAATTTCTAATAATTGAATTTCATCATAAGACTTTCCAGCTTTGATTTGACGAAGAAATTCTTCACTACACATTTTACTGGTCCAATTACCAATAATTGTTGCATTGGTAAGTACCTTTGTTATTCCAGTTGCAGATGGTAGTTCTTCTTCATTCCAATAATACTTATGTGGTATCGGATCAAAATACAAAGTTTCCTCTGTATTATCTTTAAACTTTAGTTTGTGTTCTTCCATTTTTCCTTCCCTTTGTTAAGTTAAACTTTAATTACCAATTTTTCAAATTTTGTCTTTACAAAATGTTTATCGTACATTGTATTAACATCAACTCCAAAAAATTTACTTATTTTATAAAGATTAATAGCATTTATTTTATCAACTCTAGTTTCATATTTTGAATATTGCTGATAAGAAATACCTAAAAATCTAGCGACTTCAGTTTGTGTCATTATTCTTTGTTTATTATTTTTTAAAATTTTAGTATTATTTCTAAGATGTCTTAGATTAATACTAATAGTATCTAAAATATCCTTGTCTAAACTTGTGTCCATAATTCTTTCCATCTTTTATGTTGTTGTTTCCAATATTCAGAATTTACATCTGGATTATAATAAGGATATTCTTTATAAAAATCTTCTAAAGACATATCCTTGTTTTTAACTTCGCAAAGAGTATGGTAATAACCAGCTTCGCTAGAACAATTATATCTAGCCCAGTTTGGATTCTGGCTTAAATCAAACAATCTTTTTATTTCATCTTTTACAGTTTTCATATTTTCTCCTAGTTAATAACTGAATGACCTCTACCTTGAAGGCATTTCCTAGTATAATTTTCTCTAGTGCGTTCTTCTTTTGGTGTGATACCTAAAGTCCACACTCTTAAAACATTATTATTTAACCAAGAAGCAACTTCATCTGCACCAGATAAACTTGATTCAGCTAACATTTTACAATGTTGTATATCGTTAGTCACTTCCTCAGCTTTACTATTTGGAAATGTACCAGACCTACCAGAAGAATCTATGATAGGTTTATAACTACAATTAGTTAAGTTTATTAGAACGAAACTTAACAATATTACTTTTTTCATTTTTTTCCCTTTCATTTAAGTATATTATT